CTTCAACAATCAGTAATGGTATATTGCTTTAATCGATGTACTCGTCTGCATTGAAAACACGCAGTGTCACCTCAAAATTTTCATTAACAATTCGATTGTAACGGGCAAGAGTTTTGGGGGCGATATCAATCGCGGCCGGTGATCTGCCCACTTTTACGTTCTTCATGACGGTATGTCTGGCCAACTACAAAGATTGTTTAAGAATGTTAACCGCCACCGAACGAGTTTCTTTAATCCAACCGGCACGTTTATCGGAATAACATTTAGCCGCAATAACAGCGACTTTATGTCCGACAACAACTACTTCCGCAGCTCTTAAGCCTTTTGAGGCATCCACAGTTTTAAAACGCTTAGACAATACCTGACTTGAAATGCCGAGATCTTTGGTACCGCGTTCAACTATCACATCGTATAAAATCGCAAAGGAATTTTGTGGAGCGTCGTTTCACTCTATGATGCTCGAGTAAATCAACAACGTTAAACGAGCATGTACGATCATCTGTGTTGATTTTAGACATATTTGATAAAACAAAATACGCTCACAACTAACTTCTTCGTGAAACCATCTCGTGATTGTTAAGTTTGGCGCAAGTTCGTCAATCAAGTCGGTATGGGTTGTTGCAGCCATTAATATTTTACCGATAGGCCTTACGACTTTCGCTATATTAAACACGACAACTCGGGCGGTGACGCGATCAAGAACCGCACGAA